TTCCACACAATAAAGTTGAATTAGGTACGCTGGTGTCAATCAAAATGCGGGTTGATTGCTGTTGAGCTCGCCCGTAATACGAGTAACTTTCTGTGCTGATGTGTCCGATTGAGGCATAAAAAAAGCGTTTAACCATAAATGAAATGGTTGAGCGCTTTTTTTATGCCTCAATCGGACACATCAGCACAGAAAGTTACTCGTATTACGGGCGAGCTCAACAGCAATCAACCCGCATTTTGATTGACACCAGCGTACCTAATTCAACTTTATTGTGTGGAATTGTAACGGTTGAACTACAGATTCAATAAAGGAAAGGAAGGAAGAATAAATGCCAGAAACCAAAAATGATAGCGTGCTTAAGTTCTCCGGCGACGATGTTGTCGGTTACGTTCGTAAGCTATCCAATGCCAAAACGGAAGCAGCACAGTTAATCCCTGGGCAAACCTCGTTTGAGATTGACTTCAAGCGAGATGCCGACACAGAAGACACAAAAGATGGAGGATTCCAAACTAGTTCCTCATTGGAAACTGACGTGGAAATCGACTTCATCAACAATACCTCAAAGATTGCTGACCAACTCATTGATTCGATCATGAATAATGAAGTAATGGAAATCTGGGGTGTGAACCGGAAACGCAAAAACAAAGATGGCAAGTACTATGCGTGGTACATGCGCGGAGTAGTCTCCGAAGACGACAACTCTAATGATGCAGGCGACAAGTCCGAACGTGACGTGTCGTTCGCAATTCAAGGCGTCCCTCAACGGGGATGGTTAACATTGTCTGCTGATCAACAAGCTGAATTAGACTACATCTTCCGTGGCTTAGATCAAGTCACAGAAGGTGAAGACGGTACCGAAAGCAACGGCGGAACACCATGGGAAGATGCGGATGCCGGAACAAACGTGCCTGACGCAACACCATCGTCAAAATAGAAGTCCCTGTGGGCGTGCGTGCCCGGCCTACCGAAACAAGGGCGGATGTACATGTAGATGAGGACGGTGTAGACCGCACAAAACAACATCTAGTCGTCTATCAATCGAATGTTGGAAAGTTTACAGGCGAACTCGGTAAAAGAATGGTGTCGATTGTTGGGATTGGAGCGGGCACGGTAGTTAACTCCGGAAATTATCAGATTGCTTGGAGCAATGGGCCTGACATTTCTGAAAAAGTGGACGTACCTGGTTTCACCGTAATAGTACCAGTTACGGGGATAACGTTAACTAAAAGTGAATTATCAATGAACGTTGGTGACCAAACCTATATTGGTGCAGTAGTTTCACCACCTAATGCAACCAATCAAAAAATTACCTGTTCATCTACAGACGAAGCGGTGGCAACGTTTGATTACACGGGATTAGTTGTGGCAAAAGGTGTTGGTAAGGCAACGATTAAAGCTACAACCGTTGATGGTGGTTATTCCGCAGAATGCGTGGTTACAGTTACCGAAAAATAAAACTCAGTCGCCGACGAAATGAACAATACCTACGGGGGCGGCAATTAAAGGAGTAATAAAACATGGAAATTACAATTGGAAAGCAAAAACAAGAATTGAATTTTGGAGTTCGCTTTGTAAATGAACTTGATAATGTAATCGGAGTTAAACGCGATGGAATTTCGTTGGGCTTTGGATTGACAAAGAGTATTCCAGCGCTCCAAGCCTACGACACGGCAGTACTGGCTCAAGTCCTATACTGTGCGACCTTCCCTAATTCACCACGGGCAAGCCTCGAATCAATCTATGATTTTATTGATAATCCAGACACTGATATTGAAGGCTTGTTCAAAGAAGTAAACAAAGAACTTAAAAAGGCTAACGCAGTTAAGTTGGCATTAAAAAACATGAAAGCCTAGATGGCAAACGAAAAAGATCAAGCGATGAAGAATATCGCGAAATCATTTTATTTTCGTTAGCTTATCTAGGCTTTACTTCTATCCAAGAAATTGAACGTATGACGATTAGCGAGTATTACCTGCGCTTAGAAGCCTACCAGCTTCGCAAAGTAGAAGAGCGCACCAACTTAGCACTACAAGCCTTTTTTAACCAAATGGTGCAAACACCTAAGAGCAAAAGCAATCCGCATCCGAAGTACGACCAACTTGATAAGTTATACGACGCTGAAGCTGAAATCAGTGAGATTAGGCACCAATTCGAAGGGTTACCTTCTAAGCGAATTGAAAAGCAAGAACGCAGCCGCATGATTGCGGAGCGCTATGCTGCTTATCAAAAGATTAAGGAAAGGAGGAAGCAAAATGGCGGAAAGTTATAACGTAACGGCAGTATTGAGCGCCATTGATAAAAATTTCAGCGCAATGATGAAAAAGGCTGCCGATCAGACTGCTTCCTTCTCGTCCAAGGTTGGAGCCGTTACTAGCGGGGTTGGTAAGTCAATGGCTGTTATTGGCGGAGCAACTACTGCACTAGGTGTTAGTTCTGTTAAGTCTTTCGGTGACTTCCAAGCTTCGTTGAATAAGGCAGCTGTAACTGCTGGTGGGACGTCAAAAGACATTTCAGGACTAGCAGACGTTGCTAATAAGATGGGTGCCGACCTACCTCTATCAGCGCAAGATTCAGCGGACGCCATGATTGAGATGGCGCAAGCCGGTGCGGACGTCGGACAGATTAAGGAGCAGTTTCCTGCAATAGCCGAAGCGTCAACTGCGGCTGGTTCTGATTTAATCCAGACGGCAGGAGTTGTGCAGAATGCGATGAACATTTGGGGTGATAGCCTCGAATCGCCAAAACAAGCTGCGGCGGCATTAACATTAACCGCCAATGCAAGTAATGCCTCAATTGAGGACATGCAACAAGCGCTAGCAACAATTGGTGGTACCGCGAAAGCGTCCAACATGAGTTTACAAACCACATCTACAGCCATTGGGCTATTAACTAACCGTGGTTATAGTGCGGCTCAAGCTTCTGATGATTTGAATCATGCTATTTTGCAAATGCAAGCTCCTAGCAAAGTAGCGCAAAATGCTATGCAGAATTTAGGGATTAGCTTCACTGACGCCCAAGGAAACATGAAGCCATTCCCTACAATCCTTCAAGAAATTAGCAAGTCAATGGACGGGATGACATCGTCTGAAAAGCAAAAAAATCTTAAAGCACTGTTTGGTACTGCCGGAATGCAAGCAATTGGACCGTTACTTGATTCAATTAATGATAAATCAGGCTCTGTTACCAAGTCGTGGGACGGCATGTTTCAAGAAATTCAAAACGGATCTTACAGTGCCTCGGCGGCATCAAAAACTTTAAGTACGCAAGCATCAGAAATGCAGAAAAATGTTGGCTCTAAAATTGAGCAAATAGGCGGTAACTGGGAAGCTTTACGAAACAAGGCTATGGATAGCAAAAACGGCGTTGTCGGTGCCATGATTGACATGATCAATAATACTATTACGTGGGCGACAACTTCTAATTCATGGATCGCAAAAGTTATTCGTGGTTTTGTTGGGCTGTCGCCTGTATTAGGGCCGGTGTTACTGGCGTTCAGTGCACTGACAATTGTTATTGGTAAGGTAATCTCTTCGGCACAAGCAATTGCTGGTGCTTTTAGCGGGATTGGAGCGGTGCTTACTAATCCGTGGTTCATTGCAATAGCTGCAATTGCCGCCGCTGGTGTAGCTTTGTGGGCGTTCTTTACTAAAACCGAACAAGGCAAAGCTATTTGGCAATCATTTTCAACTTTTTTGATTGGACTGTGGAATGCAATTAGTCCAGCATTGATTGCGACTTGGAACGCACTATCCGCGGCTTTTGCGGCAACTTGGCAAGCACTAGTTACAATTATTCAGCCTATTATCCAGTCAATCATTACCATCTTTACGCAATTGGCACCAATTCTAGTACCGATTATTCAGGGGCTGGGGCTTATTCTAGTAACTACGTTTACTGGAATAGTTACAGGAGTGGCTGGCATCTTACAGGTACTATTAACGGTTATTTCTGGGACTTTGACCGTAATTGCGACTGTATGGAGCGCTGTCTGGAACAGCATGAGTGCAGTAGTGGGCACAATCTTTACTGTAATTGGTGCACTGATTTCTACTGCGCTTCAAGTAATTGTCGGTGTAATCACAGTAGCTCTTGACCTCATCACTGGTAATTGGAGTGGTGCATGGAACGCCATTAAAGGCATAGCTAGTGCAGTTTGGAATGGTATTAAGACAATCATTTCAAGCGTCCTATCGACAATTAAGACTATTATCATGTCTGGTGTTAGTGTAATTAAAGCGATTTGGAACGCTGGCATTAACGCATTAAAAGCTGTAGTTACTGCTGTCTGGAATTCTATTAAGGCAGTGTTTAATGCTGGAGTAGCTTTTATTAAATCAGTCGTCCATATTGATTTAGGCAAGGAAGGTGAAGCAATTATGAATAGCTTCTTGAATGGCCTTAAACGAATATGGACGAGTGTAAAAGACTTTGTTGGCGGAATTGGAAGTTGGATTAAACAACACAAAGGACCAATTAGCTACGATAGACGTCTCTTAATCCCTCATGGTAAAGCTATCATGCTTGGATTCAACGAAGGATTGATGAAGCAGTTCAGCAATGTACAGAGCAACGTTACTGCAATGGCAGGACAGGTAGCTGATAGCATGCAGTTTACGATGCCTTCGATTGATGCTTCAAACATGAACAATAGTCTCCGTAGAGTTCAGTCACTATCATCGAACACCTTTGGCGCCAACTTTAGTGGCACGGTTGCCTTGCAAGATTCGACCGTAGGACAACAAAACAACTTGCTTTTGAGAAAAATAGCTAACAAGCAACAAGCTATCTATCTTGACGGTGATGCCCTAGTTGGTAGGACGTATACACGCACAGATTCGGCACTCGGTAATCATGCTGATCTTAATGAAAGGTGGGGACGCTAATGCAATATCGTTTCAGAGATTTACAACCTACGCTTAGAGATACATTTGATGAAATTCCAGAGGAAGGCTTTGCATTCGGTGATTTCGATAGCCGAAAAGCAGGGCTTTTTTTAGTTGAACGCACGGCTCCTACGCCAGAAGAAAAAGAGATCACCGAGAGTGTGCCTTATATGCAGGGTGTTTACGATTTTTCAATGTATCAAAACGAGCGCTTTTTCGAAAATCGAGAAATCACGTATAAGTTAGTTATCCCAATCGGGGTCTATCACGATCGAAAAGGCGTTGAACAAGATATCAAGCGACAGCTAATGCCTTTGGGACGACAAGCGTTAATTGACACTCACGAGGAAGTCTATTACTGGATTGGCAAATGTAAAAGCGTTGAAGCTGACGACGATTCAGAAAAAGGACTGCTGACCGTCACGGTAGTATTTGATTGCTACCCGTTTGCCTTTACAAACAATCTCGAAGGTGCAGACGTTTGGGATGAAGTTTATTTCGACCATTGGATTTGGCAACCCGTCAAATTTAATGTTAACGGAAAGCAAGGTATCCAGTTAGAAAATATAGGGTCGCATAAGGTGATGAGTAATTTTAAAGTGACTGGCAAAGTGACTATTAAAGGTGCGTTTGGCACGAAAACCTTAGATGATAAGACGGATGAAAAATCGTCAATCCCAATTCAGGTAGGGACTAACAAGATAACGCTTGATGGCAAAGGCACGATTTGGTTTAAATTTAGAAGAGAGGAGCTTTTGTAGTGTACAAGATAATAGCGTACAATGAGCCGACTGATACAGCGGGCTTCGTGATTCATGACCCCGCTGTTAATGAATCGGTTAGTGAAGGCAAGCTAAATCTTAAGCAGTCCGATGTTAACGATCTATCGCTAACCATCAATCAAGATAACCCTCTCTTCGGCAATGTGAGACCAATGCACACGCACGTTGAGGTCTACGACGATGATAAGCTTATCTTTCGGGGGCGAGCGTTAAAGCCTACGCGAGAGATGAAAGATTCCGGACAATTTCTGCAGACCTATGTGTTTGAAGACATTTCAAGCTACCTAATCGACAGCGTTCAGCGCTTTTTAGAAGTTAGAAACGCAACGCCTAAGCAATTTCTGGAGAAGGTTGTTGAGGAGCACAATACTCAAGTACCGGCTTATAAGCAGTTCAATCTAAGAACTGTAACGGTTGATAATAGCAAGGATAACGCACTCCGAACAATTGACTATGCCACAACCCAAGAAACCATTAAGAAGCTACTAACGGATTCCGTTGGTGGCTTTTTGATTACTGAATATAAGGACGGTAAGAACTACCTGGATTACCTTAAGGCACCGGGCAAGGACCATAACAACGACACACCAATTCGCATTACCGAAAACATGCAATCGGCAAGCGTTACGATTGACCCGTCTAAGGTAATTACTAGATTGATTCCGCTAGGTGCACAGATCGAGACCCAGAACCCGGATAAAAAGAATGATGATAGTTCGGACGATGGGACTAAGTTAAGCGGTCCAATGCATGCTGTTAATGGTGACTGGGGGCCAGCGATTAAGTTTGCGGCACAATGTATGAACACTAAGGTGACCAACGCCCAAGTTGCTACTATCAAAAATGTTATTCAACATGAGTCCGGTGGTAGCGAGACAGTGGTTAATAACTGGGATTCTAACGCTGCAGCTGGGCACCCAAGCAAGGGACTACTGCAATTCATTGACACGACTTTTAAGGCGTACGCTATCGAAGGCTATACCGATATTCTCAAAGGCTTCCACCAACTGTTGGCGATGTTCAATGATTCCAATTGGGCTAGTGATGTCCATACTGGTGGATGGGGGCCCACCGGTAAGCGTCGTTATGATAAATTACCAGTTGAAATTGTTGCTAGCGGAGGTGGTAATTGGGGGTCTCCGTTCCCTTCTGTCGGACACGTAGCATTCGAAAGCGGACAACTTTTCGGCGTTCACCCTGGAGGAGAATTCCGACAAAATGGCTTCCATGACGGCTTAGACTTTGGGACGGCTAAGTATCCCGGCACCGACGTTCACGCCGTCCATGGCGGTAGAGTAACGCATAAGGGCTACATGGGTGGATTGGCATACTACTTCGTCACCCATTCCGATGATGGCTACAATGTGGTCTATCAGGAAGCATTCGGCAGTAGTAGCAACATCAAGGTTAAGATTGGAGATTACGTTAAGACTGGCCAAGTAGTCGGCAGACGGACAACCAATCACCTTCATGTTGGTGTGACAAAAAAGGACTTCAACTACGCAGTTGCACACTCGTTTACCAATAATGGTACATGGATTGACCCGGAGCCGTTAATTTTTGGATCAAAAAAGAGAAGAATGTTGAGGGCTGAACAGGTAGTTGCTGATTCGCCGTTAGCTAAGCGGGTAGTTGCTGATTCGCCGTTAGCTAAGCAAGCACTTGACATTGAAGCTGGGGTAAAGCTGTTCGAAGCGGCAAAGTCTTCACATTTAAAATATGAGACCAACTACCTCCGCGCGGACATCTTGTCTAATCAAGCGCACGGCGATTGTTCATCGTTTGTGAGTTACTTTCTAGAGTTGGCAGTACACGAAACTGATCGAACGCTCTACACAACCGACACGTTGCACGGATTTTTGAAAAAACATGGCTATGCACTGCATTACGAGGGCAACACTAAGACGCTCCCAGCATTGCAAACTGGCGATGTTTTTATTTTGGGCAAAAAAGGAGCTCAACCGAGCCATACCGCAGTAATGAAGGACGCGGATACGTTATTAGAGTGCGCGCAAGGTTGGAGCAATGGTTATGACCAAGGTGGCGCCGACATGTTTGAACATGGTAAATCCGGTGATGAGAATTTAGCTGCTTGGTGGAAACGGAATTCACAAGGTTGGAAGGGCGAATGGTACTGGTACCTATACCGTTTTGGCGGAAATATACCAGAGCAAGAATCGGGTGACCAAAAGGGCGGAACGATTAAATCCGGTGTCCGTTATACCATTGCGCCGGTTAACGATGGTAAGGATTACCTTGAGATTCCCGATTTTCAAAAAGAGTTCGGGATCATTAATGGTGCTGTCACGTGGGATGATGTTAAGGATCCGAACGAGCTATTGAGTAAGGCTAAGGCTTGGATCAGGAACCAAAAAGCGTCAACCAACTCTTGGAACATCTCGGCATTAGAGTTGCCGGACTACGACCACTTTAAGGTTTACGATCGCTACTTATTCGTTAATCCGTACGTAGCTGACACGCAGTTACTGACGGTGGTTAGCAAGGAGATCGACATTACCAATCCATTTAAGTCCACGCTAACAATTGGCGATAAGACGCCAAAGTTGACCGATTACCAGAACGAAAATCGAAATATATCCAAAGAAGTTTCAAAGCTGGCAAGCACAGTCACAACTATCTCTGGTGATGTTTCTGCCATGCGTGGTGGTGCGGGTAACTCTAGCAGTCAACTGCAAACAATCTACGACCGGTTAGGCAATACCAACGTGCCACAGTTGCAGAAAGACGTTGAAGGTATCCAAGATTTCAGCAAAAAAGCCGATGAACGATTGACTACCGCTGAAACGGACCTGAAAACTGTAAAAGAAGATGACGAATCGACTAAACAGACACTAGCAGATTATCAGCAGACGTTAGCAAAATATCAGCAGACGATTGCTGATTTAGATGAACGATTGAAGAAATTAGAAGGGGGTAATGATAGTGGTACAGGTGTATAAAGATATCACTCAAATGGAAGCTGATATTGATACTATTAAAGACGCAATCGAAGCTGTTCAGAATGCGCATTATGGAGTTGATATGCGAGTTGCGATTAAACGTGGATTTGAAATCATCAATGGGCTGGTTACAAATGGAAATTTAGTTACCCAAGATGATCTTGATACAGCAATCGATGAGCTTAGCAAAGCGATCGATTCTAAGTTAGAACAACAGGATTTAAATATCAAACAAATTGTAGCAGCGTTACAAAAATTTGAAGTTCCAATCGAATGGGATGGCGAAAACATAGTGATAAGAGAGGACGTTTAATATGATTAAAATACCAGAAGCAAGCATCATCACACTTGATACTTATAAGCGTGATTTACATGTCGGAGAAGCATTTGATTTAAGTGAGAACTTTAACGGTCGTGTTGGTGATGAACAAGTACCATTGGTTATTAAATTTTTAGAACGAGGTAAAACACAACAATTTGAAGATGGATTAGTTCCGTTTATCAGTGGATTTGTTGGTGATAGACTCAATGATGATAATGTTGTAAATGCAGATACTGGTGTAGGTGTCAGCTACACAGGTACTCGTTCAGATATTGTTGGAATGGGTATGGTAAAGATGAATCTTCCCGGAACCATGTTTCCACAAGAAGGTTGGTTCTATGGATTCTTAGGGTTGGAAACTCCCGACCATTCTAAACGAGTATCAACATTCAATGTTTGGTTTCATGTTTATAATGGCAACCCAGATATGTTCGTTAATAAAGAGCCATTCAGAATAGAACTTCAAAAATTAATTGATAGTTTTGCAACGGATATTGCTAACACCGAAAACGACGCATTAGCAGTTATCGCAGAATATAGAAAAAAATTCCAAGACGTTGCCGATGATGCAACTTGGATGATGAGCCAACTAGATGTCATCGAGGCAAAAATCAAGTCAAACGACATTGCTACAAGTTCACAATTGAAACAAGCTATTAATGACATCAATACAAGTCTAATGAGCGAAATCAATCAACGACCAAAAAATTCAGATGTTGTAGACATGTTGAAGCGAGGATTTGCTAATTTTGATGGTGGACAACCACATGCTATTGCTGATGAAACAACCCTGAAAAATACCTATCCCAATGGCCATGATGGGGTATTCATTACAATTGACACAGGACACAAGTGGATGTGGGGACCACAGGGAGCATGGATTGATGGTGGCGTTTATCAGAGTACACAGATTAAAGATGGAAGCATTGATATTACAAAATTGTCTGGCAATGCTCAAGCGCCAATTTTTATTCCATCTAAAGACGGAATCCCTAACTATGATTCGAAAACTGATACTTTTGACTTTAGATGTGAAACCGATTCGGCTTACTTTATGATGGATAATAAAGTAATCCAAGCACCTAAACCACTAGTTGTCAAGAATTCGTTGTTTGCAAATCCGGGTGTAACTAGTGCTAAATTAATCTACGATGCAGATTCTGGATCATTTAGTTTCATTGGTTGGGCAGAAAAATTAGGAATTGATCAAACGATGATTGGTGGATTACGCCGAAGTGATGAAGGCTGGTTCTGGTCAGGCTCAATGGATATTACGATTGACGGCAAGCAAGTTGATCAATATAATGTTGCCCCTAATATTTTGTTCATTACTTCTGGACCTAATGTACCTAATTTTGATTCCAAAACACGAATTTTTGATTTTAATAGTCAAAATACTACAACAGCAACTATTGTTATTGGAGAACGTGTAATTCCTGTGCCACAAGGTACTGTTGCTCAACCATCTGCAGCTGCTATGAAAAACAATACGTTGCGAATTGTATACAATGTCCATGACAACACGGCTCAAATTATCAGTTGGAATGAAGCTGTACCACCTTATTGTGTAACGATTGCTCCAATTCTGATGAATTATCGTAATCATCCGATTATTAGTGGTGGTTTTCCATACACGATTGATGGCTCACAAGTTGAAACGCAAAATTATAATGTGGAATTTGCCGCTTCATCTGATGGAGCGCCTATTTTCAACAAGGACGATTATTCCCTAGACTTAAATTGTTATACAGATTCAGCTTACATCGTTTACGATGGTAATAGTTATCAAGTCCCTAAAAATACAGTTATTCCATATGAAAACAATAAATATACAAGTGTTAGATATTTATTCAAACCATCGACGATGGAATTTAAAGCTGTGGCGTGGAACACTCCAATTAGTGTTGGTTGGGTACAAATTGTCGCAATCCGATTCACTAAAAACAACGAGGCATTGGTTACTGCGTCATTCCCAATCACTGTTAAAGGAGCTTCTTTTAAGACTAAAGCTACAGATAATCCGCTCAACGCTAAAGTTAAAGGGATTAACCATCGTGGATTTAACACAGTAGCTCCAGAAGAAAGTCGGTCAGCTTATTTACTATCGAAGCAAAATGGCTATCACCATTGGGAAGGCGACATTAATTGGACGAAAGATAATGTGCCAATGATGATTCATGATTTGGCTATTAATCGAACAGCTCGAAATCTTGATGGTTCTCAAATAAACGGAACAGTAAATATTACCGACTTGAATTATGCTGATCTAGCTAAGTACGATTTTGGTATCGTTAAGGGCAATCAATACAAAGGCGAGCCACTGCTATCGTTTGAAGAATTGGTTAAATTAGCTCGTTATAATGATACCTTCTTGCATATTGAGTTTAAGTATGCTTTCACACAAGAACAAGTACAAACGCTCCATAATATTGTGGTCAAATACAATATGCTCGATCGGATTGGTTGGCAAGCCTTTGGCTGGGATTGGATTAAACCAATGATGGCACTAGAGCCTAATGGTCAGTACGAATTGTTAGGCGGAGATGTTAATGATGACTACTTTACTAAAATGGCAGCGTTGAAGACGAACACCAACACCATTATTGCAAGTCAAAACGCTGCACTAAGCGTTGATGATATTCAAAAGATTGCGGATAAGGGCTATCCAATCTACCTCTGGACTGTAGATGATGGCGATACGGTTCGTAAATTCCGTGATATTGGAATGGTAGAAGGAATCATGACTAATGGTGCCATTAATGTAGCGGATGAGTTAACAAAGTAGCATAGTATTTTTATACGCTTTGTAGGCGTTTTTATTTTGGAAAAATTAAGGGGAAAGAAGGTGTAATATTGCACACGCTATTGGGGTTGTCTTGGGGGGAATGGGCATCGATTACAACCGTCATTATTTTTATGGCAAGCATGGTTAGCCTGCTTTTTAAATACATCGTTTTTGGCCCATTTCAGGACGATATAAAAGATTTAAACAAAAATTTTAAAACGCTTAATGATAATCTAAGAGAAATAAGAGTTAGCATTGATGAGTTAGATAAGCGAGTAGACGAGCATGATCGGCGGTTAGACCGCCACCACGAACGAATTAAGGATTTACACGACAAAATATGGGGAGGCAGTTATTAATGAAGAATGTAAAAAACATCAATTGGCATGATGGTAAATTGTGGGCAGGATTGATTAGTTTACTAATCGTTTTAGTTCAACAATTAATGGTAGCCTTTGGATATACCTATCCAGTCGATTGGCAAAACATTGTAGGCATTATTAACACAGTATTAACCATCCTAGGGATGTTAGGGGTAATTAGTGATACAACTACCGTTAGTAACCATATAGGAGGGCAAAATGACAAAACTAAATAAATTAAAATGGGTTGTTGCAATTGCAGCAGCCTTTTTTGTTGGAGCGAGTTCCGCTCCACTGGTCAGTGCCAATGCTGGTGGAGCTACGAATAACCAATACGCCAATGTACAGCATAAAGCAGTGGTTAAACATCCTGATAATGCCAAGGCTAAAACAGGTCAGAAACAAGCTAAGAAGTCGGTTACTTCGGTACGTAGCCAAGGTGTCGACTGGGCTAAGTACCAAGGATATAACGGCGTTAAAGGCTATAAAAACGATCAGTTTGCAATTGCACAAATTGGTGGATCATACGGTGGAACGTTCATTAACCAAGCTACGTACAACAGTCAAGTTGCTAGTGCATTAAATCAAGGGATTCGGGCACATACTTACATTTGGTATGGGGTTGGTGGTAGTACAGCACTCGGTAAGCAATGCCTTAACTACTACTTGCCACGCGTTAAAACACCCAAGGGTTCGATTGTTGCCCTCGATTATGAAGATGGTGCTAGTGGAAGTATTGAAGCTAACACAAATGCTATCATTGCTGGTATGCAACAGATCAAGAACGCTGGATATACGCCGATGTATTACAGTTACAAGCCTTATACGCTTGCTCACGTGGACTATAAACGGATTGTGCAACGGTTTGGTACATGTCTATGGATTGCTGCTTATCCCGATTATCTAGTCCGGAGCACACCATACTGGGATATGTTCCCAAGTATGGACGGTGTGGCTATCTGGCAATTCACCTCTACCTATATTAATGGTGGACTAGATGGCAACGTCGATTTAACTGGAATTACGCACAACGGTTATGATGGTAAGCAAACTAATCCAGCTTCAAAGCCAGTTAAGCCGTCAAATAAGAAGCACGTAGATGTAACCTACGCAATGCACCAACGTAATGGCCAATGGTTATCGCCAGTTAAAAACGCTGGTTCTGGTGCTAACGGATTCGCTGGAATGCCATGCAGTGCGCACGATTTGCTTTACATTAAGGTTAACCATGGCTCTATTAAGTATCGGGTTCATACCAAGGAAGATGGTTGGTTACCATGGGTACACAAAGCTAACAAGAATGATACTGTTAACGGGGTTGCCGGTATTAAGGGCCGCACCATCGACGGCGTACAAATGTACTACACAACTCCTAGTGGCGAGACCTACCAGCAAGCGTACTACCGTTCGCAATCAACGCAACGAGGTGGTTACCTCGGTACCTGTGCTGACAATGGTTCGGTGGCCGGTTATGATAGCTGGGCAGGTATGTACGGCGAACCGCTGGATCGGTTACAAATTAGCATTAACAATCATAGTGATTTCTAAACCTATTAAACAGGAAGTAATTATTTAGCCTCTGTCTTCGGACGGAGGCTTTTTTGTTGTCTGGACAGGTTGTTTTAAAGTGTATTTGGGTGTAGGATTACCATTAGTAGGAGGATTAGTTTAAGGGTTAAAGGGGGAGTAGGCTCTTGAATTAAGTTCTCCTATTTTTTATTGAAATGACATCATTATTCTCCAACGTAGGAAGAAAACTTATCCACGCCAATTATTTCGGAAAAATAACTTAAAATACAGAAAAAGTCCACACGACCAATAAATGGTTAAGCGGACTTTCCTTAATACAAATAAAGTATTACAATGAAATAGTAAGCCAGGTTCCTCCAAAGAATATCAGGCTTGCCGGGAAATCACCAGCTTAGAAATAGGCTGCGTGATTTTTTGTTTGTGTAATTTATTTTGATATCTGAAAAAGACAGGTTTATATAGTTAAGAGGTAAAATTCATCGTTAATACAAAATAAATCACAGCAGAATTCATAATAAAGCAAATCTAGAAGCATTGCAAGCAATATGCATGGCTAATATATTACGATTGATGACACGATTTACTGATACAAAATAGAAAAAGCCGAATCAAGAAGATTATAAAAAGCACCCACTCGGGTGCCCGCTTATTTAAACATAAAGCGCTGCTATATTATTGTGGTGCTATAGCGGTGCGGTAAATTCAGTAAAGCATTGGTATAACGGCGTTTGTAGGAAGTTTTGAAATCCTGTACTCTCCTTATTAGTACCTTTTTAGAAGGTCTTATGAAACGTCGTAAAAGTGGCTTACACCTTGGAAACACTGGTGTTAAGCCACTTTTTTGTTAGATAGAATAAAATGAGAATATTATATGAAAAATGCACTTCGGTGCTACTCCGGTGCTATAAAATTTTTCGCACATTTTTTGAATTCAGTGAAATCTTATCAAGTGATTTTTCGATACGTAGATCAGCTTTTTGTTTGTATTCGTCAATTAGGTATGAATATACTCGACTGGTTGTTGATATATCAGAATGGCCTAATCGCTTTGATATGATAAACAAATCAACGTTTTCGGATAAGAGATACGCCACATGCGTATGACGTAACGAATGGAAGTGAAAACTAGGTTTATCGATTCTACAATGGGCTAATGATTCCCGGAGTGTTTTATTTACGGCACTGGAAGAGGGCACCGTACCATATTGATTAGTGAATATCTTGGTGCTACTGCTCTTAGGTTTCAGCTGTTTCAGTAACTGTGCTAAATCGTCGTTAATCTTAATGATTCGCACTGACGATTCGTTTTTAGTTGGTTGGAATTTTTGTTCTTCATCATTCCAAGACCGTCGAATAGAGATGGTATTAAAGGTGGTGTTGATATCTTTCCAAGTTAAGGCTTGAATTTCGCCCAGACGAGCACCAGTATAAATCGCAGTTAAAATCATGTACTTGCTTGTAAAATGATTATTTAAACTACTACGAAGATAAGTGGACAGGGTGTTCATCTCGTCAATGTTTAAATAATCAATTTTGCGAGTCTTGCTCTTGTTGAAGACCATGGAAACGCCGTAGACAAAATCTTTTTCAATGGCTTTATCGTAGAGTGCATCTTTGACACAAGCATGAATTAACGAATTAAATTTAGTTACGGTGGACTTAGCATGTTTCTTGCCAAAGACATTGATGAAACGCTGGTAATCTTTCCGGGTGATATCGCCAACCGGTTTTTTAGCAAGCAATGACTTCTTTAAAACGTTATATAGCTGTAGGTAAGTAGCTTTAGTCCGATTAGTTACTGAGGGTTCTTTATACGTTAGGTACCAATCGTAAAAATAAGCAGGAAAATAAGTCTCACTATCAATATCTCGTTTGTTTAACTGGAAATCTGCTGCCCATAATTCTGCCTCGGATTGCGTTTTAAAATTATACTTGCTCTTGTAGTGACGTTTTCCCTCCTCATCTCGCCAGGTTATCCTAGCAGTCCATTTTCCATTTTGTTTTTTAATACTTGCCATAAAAGCGAACCTCCGTTCTGTTGTTGGAAGCAGGCTTCAATGTTAAAATAAGCGTACATTAAAGGAGCCACTTCCGTGGTTTTTCTAAGTGATAGTCACATCCCAAACTTTGGTCGGTGGGGGATGTGGCTTTTTTGTTGTGTAGTTAAATCTATTAAGTTAACTACTATTTCCCACATACAGAGTCGGACTGTATCTAGTCACCGGAGTGGAAAGAGGATATCATCTAAGCTGAGGGCTACCAAGTATGATTAAAAATAAGCCAATGCAGATAAAGATAATTCCCCAAAACATCTGCGTAAACATACTACGATCACCAAAAAAGAAACGTAAGATATTTAAAGTTCGACCAAGACTTATTATTAATGCTCCAATAAAAAATATAATTATTCCAATGATAGCCATAATATTCGTTTCCATAAACTATTCGCTCCTTTGTAAATAAAGTATTAATGTAGCGCGGTATAGAATGTAAAAAATCCTAAGAAAATACCAGGGATGTTAGCTGCAATGATCGGCCAATCACGTTCTAACATCTTACTTGGCGAGTGGGGGATGTGGCTTTTTTTGTTTACTTATTAATTTAAGTGGTTATTAATGATTTTGTGGCGGGCCATCAATTTTTTGTGAAGATCCGTCACGGTCAAAGTGGTACCATTGTCCGTCAGGAGCTTGCTGGTACTCATTTGCTCTGTATTCGCCTTCTTCATATTGACTTGCTTTTTCGGGAGTCATAAATCCTTGGTCGGAACTGCTATCCTCTGTAGAAGTATCACTACTGTTATCCTTATATGCATCCGGATGGTTCATCGCGTATTCGGTTTGTAATTCACCAGAGCTCTTCATATTTCGAGGTGTCGAGGCTAAGGCTTCTTTTTGTGACATGCCCTGATACTTCATTTTGTAAGCGACAGGGGACATACCATATTTATTAACGAATTCGGATAAAGTTTGAGGCTCCGACTTAGAGCTTGCTACTTTTTTGGATTGAGAAGAGGCAGAACTCTGTTCAGGGCTAGAACTTAACGAACCACTGCTTTCTTTTTCAGTTTTAACTTTAGATATTCGTTTCTTGTGATTATGTTTTTTATGTGTTTTAGTAGTGTGCGAACTGCTATCTTGGCTATTGTCATGCGAGTTCTTGTTATTACTTCCACAGGCTGACAAAGACATAGCGATCAAGAATGTAGCTCCCAGCATTAATGCCTTTTTCATACTAATTTCCTCCAATCGTTAATTTTGACCAGTAAATAACAACTCACCAAGCCCGTCATCAGCCTTTTTATCATATTTGTAAACTTTAGTAGTAGCTCCGTCTGCTGAATCAACGCGAACTAGTAATCCATAATCTGTTTTCCAGCTATACATAGTTTCACCAGTATCTAGGGGCATTTTCTTGTAAACGCTTGGCATTCTATCTAAATGTTTTGTACTTCTTTCTCCGAATGCTTGGGCAAAGCTCTTTAATTTCTCACGCTTCTCTTTTTTCTCAGCATTTTTCTTGTCAACTTGTTTTTGCAGCACTTTGTAATTGCCACCAATAACTTTATTATCAACTAGATAAATATCCTTTTTTCCGTAGGTTAAGTTACGGGAAGTTTGAAAATCAGGCTTACCAAGCTCTTTGATTACTTCTTTCTTAGTCATCCCAAGTTTAATGTTAGAAAAGTGTGATTGTTTTGACGTAGAAACTTTTTCCGTTTCTACAGATTTGTTAGGTTTTGCGGTACTATCTTTACCGAAAAATCCAACCACAAAAAATGAGATTATAGCAATTACAATAGACACGTTTCTATACTTTTTATTTGGAGACTTTTTCCAAAAGTACCAAATAGCAATTAATGCTATTAAGAAAATAACTGTAAACAATGTTGCCATAACGAACACTCCTCCAAAATATGTACAGCTTTTTTTGACTTCAGTTTTGGTCCTAACATTACTCTTTTGGTAGTCCGTACGAATAAACTAAATCATTTAATGTATCTGGATATCGATCGTTTTCTTTAATGTACAAAACACCAAGCAGAGCAGCCGCAAAAACATCCGCCTCATGCTCCAATTTAGAATGGCCGAATCTAACCCCGGTATAATAGCCTGCCAAACCCTCGTGTAAAATAACATGACCGATTTCATGTGCCAAAGTGTAGTAACGGGAAGGCAGATATCTAATCCGTTCGTTCATCATTACAATAGGTTGGTCACCGTCATAATTAGTTTTTGCAAACGGCTTTGCTCCGAGTAGGGAGGTCCACTCTACGTCTATATTTAATTTATTGGCAATTATAAAAGGGTCGGCTGTTTTATATCTATCAACTATAGTTTCAACAGCTTCTTTAATTTTGTCGTTATTCATAGAAAACACCCCTTACTAATCATGTTTATGGCGTTTCCAGAATATTGTGGTCATGGCAAGCTTAACTTGTTGCTTTTCTTCGTCAGTTAAATCCTCGCCACCATAGGTCATTCCACCTTCAAGGTTTCTTTCCAAGAAAGTTTTCAAATCATTTGTATCCTTTTCATTTGCCCATTCAGGTGTCTCGTTTTTACCTAGCAAATAGTCCACAGTGACTCCTAAAACGTGCGCTACTGCTTCAATGCTTTTCTTTCTCGGATTATCTGATTTTTTCCAAGTATAAAGATAGTTTTCACTTAAACCTGCTTTACGCTCTACTTCTGAAACTGTCATTCCTCGCTTTTTTATTATTTCCTTTGTTCTATCAAATAGCGTCATGTAAGCATCTCCTATGCTTAACGAAAATATTCTAGAAAATATTTGTAGAAAACACTAGACAAAGTCTAGTTTATAATCTAGAATAGGATTTGTTAAGAAATATTGTTATTGAAAAAAGCAAACTAAAAACACCAATTGATCAGCTGGCAGGCAAGATTCAAAAGGATTTTTAATTGCTTATTTAACTATGACTACATTCTAGCATTATTTTATAGAAAAAGGTAGGTTTCTAGAAAATTTTCTTAACAAAATTTATAAAAGGAGGTGATCGATTTGTTTATCCACATGGAAACAAACAACAAAGCCGAAGCAATTAAGGCTTGGTTATCAAATAATCGACGTCTTGAAACACAAGGTTCACTTGCTAAGAAATTCGGAAAGTCTCGAAGCTTTGTCAACTTATCACTCAATAAGCAATCAGTGACACGTGCTTCTGAAAACCTAGTTAATGAAATTTATGAATATTTGCATGAAAAATATGGAATTTAAAAATGTTTCACTCGTTTTTGGCATATTCTCGTTTTTTTATCCATATTAGTTGTGTAGGGCAAATATGTATAAAAAATAAAATAATCCAGTCTTTTTTGGCAGATTCCAATTTTTTTATACATATTAAGAAATGGAAGGAGGGAAATATGAAAGAAGATCTTTGGGAATTAAAACAGCCAACCCAAAAAGTAGTGGAGTACTTAGATGGAGTGACTGTTGATGGAAAGAATATTGAATTTGTTTCGGATGTGCAGGCAAAGCTAGTATCAGAAAATTTAGTAGAAATGACAATTAAGTTTTTCGCTAAGGATTACAAATTAGTGACTGGATATTTGAATCCTGAACACAAATACGACTTTTTAGGCATTGATAAAAAAGAGGAGGGGATAAATATGAAAAACAAACTCGATACAAACGGAATCGGATTTGGTGATGCCGTAGCGATTGGAATTTACTACAAAGGAAAATTACTAGCATTAATTGAAGAGAGTAACGATGAGCGTTTCGACAATAATGTGGAGATAAAGATGATTAAAAAAACAAATCACTAGGAGTGATTTGCCTAATACGATTAGTTACTTGAAGGGTACCAATCTCTATTTAAAACAGTTTGCCCGTCTTGTCTTTCAATCACATATCCATTTGCAGATGGGTTATCGATGATTAAAGATTCAGCGTCAAAGTAGTCTACAACTTTTTTGTTAGGAAGATGAACATGAACAACTTTAACGTTCTCTATAGTTTTGACTTTGTTCATAACGGGATTACTAAACGTAATAGCAAACATTATTTATCACCACCTTTAATTGAACTAACTAAATTATACACACGAAAGAAGGAAATAAGAATGAACGAATTAGTCATTATGAAAGACCAACAAGCAGTAACAACCAGCTTACAAGTAGCAGAAGTATTTGGAAAGAATCACAAACACGTTTTAGATGCTATTCAAAACAAAATTGACTCAGCCGAAAATTCGGCTCAGTACGATTCGATGTTTGCTCAGGGCGAATACAAAGATAAGAGCGGTAAACGAAACAAGATGTATTACATGAATCGTGACGGATTTACATTCATTGCTTTTGGGTTCACCGGTAAGAAGGCAGACGAATTCAAACTTAAATACATTGAAGCTTTCAACCAGATGGAAAAAACCATTAAGGCAGAACGTATTCAATTACCCAAAACGCCAATGGAAGCATTGAAATTGATGTTTGATGCAACAGAAGAAACCAATAACAAGGTAAACCGAATCGGTAGTGACGTTAAGTATTTGAAGGATAATCAGCGCTTGGATGTGGGCGAATATGGATACATCTCACGCCGTGTTTCGGAAAAGGTTAACGAATATATCAAGATTCACGGATTGACATTAACGGCTGCACAACGTAGCAAGTTGTTCAAGGACATCAACCGCGGTCTAAACGAAGTAACCGGGATTAAGACGCGGTCACAACTTCGTCAAAAGGACTTTGACAAAGCCGATGAATTCATCAGTAACTGGCAGCCTTCCACTGCAACGGTACAAATCATTAAAGAGATGAGTAAGGTACCGGCAGGTCAAACAACGTTAGGAGAGTAAGGAGGTAGCAAAGGTGGCTCAAATTGTTGAAGCGAACATTAAGTTCGAGATACCGGCTGACAAAGTCTTAGTAGACCGCATTGAATGGGAAACCACCAAGAAAAAGGCAGAAGCTCACGAAATTTGGAAAATGGACGACTTGAAAAACTACATGCTCAATAAGAGCACCCAATGGATTACCGCTAACGTCTTAGCTAACCCACACTTATACAAACAGCTGCAAGAGCTTCGCGATAAAGGAGCACTTGGTGGCGGTGGCAAAGGTGGTACATGGTGGATGTTTGCCGATGAAATCAAGGAATTTATTGATAACAACAAAGAAGTGATTATGAGGGGGAATTAGCAATGAGAATTCTGATAGCAATGCTGATTATAGCAGGAATGGCCTACGCATTTGGTCGTTTTGGATTTAATTCATTTTTCGAGTAAGGGGGTGAATAGGAATGAAGTTAGCAAAGATTAGAGAAGATTTGTATCTAAATCCATGCAATATTACGTCTATTGAATTTGATGACGAATATAATACAACACTCATAACAATGGTTAATGGAGACGTATTTAGCTTAAAGCTACCAACTAAAAAAGCACTAGACGCTATTTACGGTAGCGAGGAGCACTTAGTATCTTCAAAAGTTTCAACAGAAATTAATATCGAAAAGATTAAAGAGTATCAACAACTTTTGAAAGACGGTAAAAAACAAATCAACAAACTTAAAAAGGTTGTAGAACAAATTGAGAATTTTGAATTTTAGCTAGAATCCCAATTTTTTTGCAAAAAAGGTATTGGTTGCTGCTTGCTGCATATCTTTCCACGAATCAAAATTTGTTTCTGACCTAACTTGATTCTCTAAAGTTTCTTGTGGCAATTCTTCGAAATCATGTTGATTTTTAACACCTAATTTTTCTAAAAATTCGTTAATGGATTTAAATTTTGTGTTATCAAGCATAAATGAATCAGAAAATAGTTCACCAAAATTAACGGATTTAGGTTGTTCGTATTCTTCAGCGACATCTATCATATGATTTAATTTCTTTTCGAGTTGATTAAGACCTTTAATACTACTCATTGTTTCACCTCCAGTATATATAAAATGCGTATCAAGAACTATGGCGAAGGCACTTGATGCAAATTTAATTATACAGTACAAAATATATCAACACAATATATTGTGTATTTTTTAAATTAAAATACACACATATCGTAGGTGAGGAGGAAAATATGTGGCCAAAAATTCAAAAAATACTAAACGAACAAAAAATTACAGCCAACCGCTTATCAGTTTTGATGGGAAGTAAAAATAACACAACCATCTACGCTCTAAAGAACGGAGAAATCAAGAAACCAAGTTTTGAACTAATGGAAAAAATAGCGGACGCATTGGAAGTGAGCTTGGATGAATTTAGAACAAAATAAAAAGCCCGCTATGGCAATAGCGAGCAAAGAAATAAATTTAACAACTGGAGTATATCACATGAACAATCAACAGTTAAGTGCAAGCTTAGAAAGAGCTTGGGAAACAGAACGTGAGAACAAAGAGACCGAAGCTTTATTTGAAAGGGATGAACCTAATGAAGATTGATGAATTAGAAGCTAAACGTAGTGAGCTCGATCGTAAATTACGCAAACTCAAGCACGATAAAGAAGGTATCAACATTCAAATTGATGAACTTCGCGACCAGATTAGTGAGGTCGAACAAGAGGAGCTCAACTTATTTCAAGGACGTGAATTGCAGACCGCTACTTGGCGCTATGTTCGAACCGAAAGCAATCCTAGCAAACCAACGTGGTGGCAAGTTACGAAGGCAAACAATGCGAAGCCTAAAGAAATTGTGCAGTCACTTTCTGGAATTGATGAAACGTTAGTAAAACAAGAGCCTAACTTGTCAGCAATTAAACGCATGGTTGCTGAAGGACGATTTATCCCATCAAAAAACGGACAACTAGTCGACACAGAAACTGGAGCACTAATCCCTTATGTGGCACGGCAGAAACCAGACAAGTTATCAGTTAAGGCGGTGGATTAAATGATAACGACTAAAGCAGAACCAAAAGAGGAGGTTAAACCTAAGACATTGGCAAATAAAGCAAAACCTAAAACACTGTACCAAAAACTACAGACGATCCATGCTAGCGCAAAGTACGTGCAAAAGTCACAACGTTCAACGCAGTACAGCTATGCCGGTTCATCGGATGTATTGGGACAAATCCACGAATTGATGGACCAAGAAGGCGTGCTGCTGATTCCTCGAATCACGAGCAAAAATGTAATGACGAGTTCAAACAAGAAAGGCGCGTTGGTGTACTTTACCGAATTAATTATGACCATGACGTGGATTAACAGCGATAACCCCGAAGAAACAATCGAATGCCCGTGGTACGCACAGGGTGTTGATACCGCCGGTGAAAAGGGCGTCGGTAAGGCACTGACATACGGCGAAAAGTACTTCTTACTCAAGTTTTTCAACATCGCCACCGACGATATGGATCCCGATTCGTTTCAAAAAAATGTTGAAAGCAAAAAACAACCTGACCCAATTTCTAGCGAACAAAACGAAACACTAACGGCATTATTCAAGACAATGGCGACTGCCACTGGTAAGCCAGAGACCGTAGTTAAATCGGCGTATCTAAGTAAGGCGCACGTTGCCCATATCAATGACTTAAATTACGAGACAGCTAACCAGATGATTGTGCTCGTAACTAAGCAACTGGACCACGTCAGCAAAACACAGGAGGGGCACCATGAATGAAAACTATGAACTAGGTTATGAAAACGGACAGATTGCAATGCTAGATGCGTTAAATCAGAAATTAACTAATATTAGCGAACCGTTATACAGACGGCTTTTAAAAGATGGGAAGCTAGATTCAGCAGGCAACGCACAATTAGATGTGCTTAATAGCATTCGTGATTGGCAAATAGAAAGGATCGAGGAACTCCATGATTAATCGAACAGTACTAATAGGACGCCTAACTAAAGATGTTGAGCTTCGCCACACGGCTAAAGGCGATGCGGTAGCTAGTTTTACCGTGGCAGTTAACCGACAGTTTACCAACTCACAGGGTGAACGCGAAGTGGATTTCATCAGCTGTGTAATGTGGCGTAAGGCAGCAGAAAACTTTGCCAAGTACACACAAAAAGGTTCGTTGGTAGGCATTGAGGGTCGAATTCAAACTCGTTCCTACGAGAATCAACAAGGACAACGAGTGTACGTTACCGAAGTTGTTGCGGAAAACTTCTCGTTGCTGGATTCGAAACCGAAAGGCAACCAGAAAAATAGCACACGGAATGCATCAACGCCGGGAGATCCATTCGCTAATGGCGGACAATCAATTGATATTGGTGACGATAGCTTGCCTTTCTAAGGTGATGTAAATGCAGAGAGCAAGAGCGGAACAACGAGGTAGAGACCTAGTTATTCATTTAGACAAACCGCTTAACCAAGACCATTTAGAGACAGTGAGCGGTGGGCAAGGCGAGTTCTACGTCGATTTCGAGGTAGCAGACCCGCGGAAAGCACGAGTACAACAGCGACGGTTATTTTTCGCCCTACTACATGACATTGAAACGTATTTTGTGGTGCCAGCTGAATTTCTGAAATCGATGTTCTATACGCAGTACGAGTTTTATACCGCTGGTAAGTCTATCAGCTTATCAGACCACACAGAATCTTCTGTGAGCGATGCTAACCAGTTGCTAGACCTAGTTATCGATTTCATGTTCGAATGGCGAGTACCGTTTAAAAAAGGCTAGGCGAGTACCGTTTAAAAAAGGCTATGAGTTGTTACCAAAAGAAGAGCATTACTTCATCTACCAATGTTGTAGACATCGTGTGTGTCTCGTTTGTGGGAATTACGCAGATATCCATCACGTGGACGTGGTCGGGCGAACGAACCGAAATAAGATTGACCATTCAAAACGGCATGTACTACCGCTTTGCAGAGTGCATCATGGCGAAATTGAAAGTATTACGTCAGCTAAGTTTGCCGCTAAGTATCACGTGCCAGTAAACGGTATCAAATTGAGTGTCGAAGATTTAAAACGATTAAAAATCAGGGGGAATTACGATGAAGCTTAGTGAAAAACCACTAAATACAGAAATAGATCAACATATGCAAAATATTTATAAATTAAAGGGGCAGAACCTTTTAATACTGGAGCAATCCTTAAAACTTGCAAATGAAATAGTTGAAGAAATGCAGAAAAAAGGAGCTTCTTATCTTGAAATACAAGAAGCCCTGATATTAGTTGACAATTGGCTTTATTCAAAAGCAATCAATCAGAAGTTATAGGAATTAAAGGAAATTATGGGGGTGAGCAAAATGAACAATTTACTGATCAGTGAGCCACCACTGCAAGTACTACCGTCGTTGGCAAAAATAGTCGGACTAAACGAAGCTATTGTTTTACAACAATTTCACTACTGGTTGGAAAGATCTAATAATATCCGAGACGGTTATAAATGGATTTATAACAGTTATTCCAAGTGGAATGAGCAGTTTCCATTTTGGAGTAATGCAACGCTTCGCAGAACAATTAATAGCTTGGAAAAACAAGGATTTTTTATAACAGCAAACTACAACAAAGCTGGTTTTGACAAAACGAAGTGGTATCGGATTGACTACGAACGAGTGAGCAATGCATCTGCTCAAAATGAGCAAACGAGTTGCTCAAAATGCGCAAGTGCATCTGCTCAAAATGAGCAAACCAATACCAATAGACTACCAGAGACTACTACAGAGACTAACAATAATACGTCGGACAATAAGTCCGACCATATCCAATACAAACAAATAATCGACTATCTAAATGAAAAAGCTGGTAAGCACTTTAGAAACGTCGAATCTAACAAGAAACTGATTCGCGCTAGATGGCATGAGGGTTATAGATTGGACGATTTTAAGAAGGTAATTGATAACAAGGTACTAGACGCAAACGATGCTAACTCATTCTTTACGGCTAAATACTTACAGCCAAGTACTTTGTTCGGAAACAAGTTTGATCAGTATTTAAACCAACAAATTAAACCGAATGTAGAGAAAGGGACACAATCTTATGGCGGGGTTGAATTTTGAGTTACTAAAGCATGTTAAAAAGACAAACGAATACTGCCAAATTCATCCAGAACAACAACTACTAGTGCTGGCTAACCATGAACCCTTCTGTCCTAAATGCGTTGATGAGAAACGTAGGCATAAAAATAATGAGTTAGTCACGATAGGAGCTTTGCGCAATTACAAGCGTGGCTTCCATGATGTGCTACGAAAAGATTCGATCATTGACGATGAGGACTTGTGGCAAGCGAGCTTTGATAACTACGAAGTCGATGCTGGTAGCGAAGCAGAAGTGAACCTGAAAAAGGCTAAGCGGATCGCATACAGGTACATGGATCGCAGCTACCAAGCTAACACAATCATTACGGGTAAGCCGGGGGTCGGTAAGTCACACTTAGCAATTTCCATGCTTAAGGGCGTCAATGAAAACATCAAGCCTGACGCTTCCTGCTTGTTCATCTCGATAAATGAGATGATGCGAAAAATTAAGGATTCGTTCGAGCATCGAGATAGTTATTACACCGAATCTCGCATGGTGGACTTGCTCGGTAAGGTTAGCCTACTTGTGTTGGATGATTTGGGCAGTGAGGCCTCGTTTAGGCGCGAATCAAGAGAAGCAAGTGAATATGTACAGCAAGTGCTTTTCGGCGTCTTAAACAAGCGGAGCCGGACAATTATCACTACTAATTTGAGTAGTAAGGAACTATCGGAAATATATAACCCGAAATTATTAAGTCGGATGTACAAAGGTGTCATTAAGAACGACGCGATTATCAAATTTGAAAAAACAGAAGATAAAAGGATGGCGATTTTTTAATGTGTCAATTATGTGGCGATACGCAAGTTATTTATCAAGTCGATGGCGCAATTATGCAGGTGAAACCCTGCCCGAATTGCAATGTGGAATACCGAAAAGCAAAGGAGCGTGAAGCTAATGTGGCGTTTGGTTGGAGTTAATAGCAAGGAGGTTTATGGAGAAAGCAAGTATAAGTCGGACCTGCACAAGTGGATGCTTAAGAACTACACAAAATATGACGGTGACCGCAAGGATAGCATCTATATGGATATGCCAGAACCAATGCGCTATGTACGAGTTGGTACGGCTGTTAAACAGTCCGATATTGAACAAGACTTATTGGATCGTGGCGACTACGAAGGCTTCCGTAAAGCTCGTGGGTTAAGTATCTCAAAGATTAAAAAGCGTAAGTATATTGGCGAAATTAGCATGACTCGGCACAAGATGAAGGTTGCACGGCAGAGCCTAATTCCAGAAATGCTTGATAGAAATCTTAGTTATGCTGACATTGCATGGAAGTTAGGCGTAGAGGTTCAAACGATCTATTCAGATTTGCGAGAACTCGGGATCGAAATAAAAAAGGGCAAGAACAAGAGGACACCTAAGAAGTGGACTAAAAAGGAAGATGCGTTTCTGATTGCCGAAAGAAGCAAGGGTGCAAAATTTGATGAGATTGCCGAAAAATTAGGCATGGCAAGCTATAACGTTGCCAGTCACTGGTACAAGGTGTGCAAAAAGGAGGCGTCATCGATTGATCAAGTTAAGAATTGACGGCGAGCCAGTAGCCGCTAGTAGACCGAGGGTGACGCGGAAAGGCTGGGCGTACATTGCTCCGAAATACAAAGTCTATAAAGATAGAGCCCACTTAATTGTTAGAAATCAGTACAAAGGCGAACCACTAATGGGCGCGTTGAAAGTTAAGACTACGTTTTATCGGTCGGTACAGAAAAGCGTGTCAAAAACCGAGCGTAGCAGAAGGCTTTCTAATGAGCATAGACCAATCTTTAAACCGGACATAGATAACTTGTTTAAAGCCGTGACAGACGCGTGCACAGGCGTTGTATGGCACGATGATAATCAGATTGTGAGCGTGGAGATGGATAAGATGTATGCCGAAGAGCCTAGAGTTGAAATGGAGGTTGAAGAGTTATGACGGCAGAGGAAATTGTTAGAGAAATCTACGGCAACAATTATACAATCGATGATTTAAAACGCATTGAAAAAGCAGTTGCAGAGGAGCAAGAACATTGGCGAAAGAAGCAATTTAAAAAAGGAGATGGAAAGTAATGTATGTAATCAAAAACACAGCAACTAATAGATATTATCGTAGGCTAGGAAATCAAGCCCACCAGTACGTAGGTATTGAGGATGCCACGGTATTTAGAAAATGGAAGCAAGCAAAACAGAAAGCGGACATCTTACACGCTGCGATTAGTCCGATCGGTGAGCAGGTTAACTTCGAAGTTGAACAGCATAAGTTCTACATATTGAAGAATAAGGACGATAAAGGCTACATGAACCAAGTGTCATGGACGGCCCCGAAAGAAGAAGCCAAGCTATTTGCTGAAAAAGAAGCGGCGTTAAAAGAAGCCGAAGAGATTGCGATTGGTATGGCGAAGGTAGGCATTGATGTGGAATTTCAACCGGAGGAAGTCTAATTATGTTTATATTGTGGTATTTCTCGTGTGCACTTTGGTTGTTACCGGCTGTGCTAATCGGATGTGCGCTTCACAGTGAACTGATTGGCGTAGCAATCTTTATATCGGCAATTATTCTACAGATGTGGATTAGCGGGATTGCTTATTTGATTAAAGGAGGCAATTAGAGTGGATATTAAAGAGATAAAACGAAGATTAACAGATTTAAGAGATGAACGTAGCTTTGCCGCTGCTATTGAAACTGATAAAGGAGTATTAGGCGAATATTTAAAAGGTAGTTATGAAGCTTATAGACTCGCAGTTGATATGTTAGAACACTTGGAACTTGAAAAAGTTGTTATTCCGCAGTTCGTGGCGGATTGGATTGAAAATGACCTCGATTATGTTGGGAAAGAACCTGTAAACATTGTACATGGAGTGGTTGAAGACGGTGATTGTGGTCCACGGGGTGAGTGGTTAGATGATATTGAAAATCAAAAGCTATTACTCAATGCAATTGCCAATGGATATGAAGTTAAAAAAGAACCTAAGTATCGGGTTAAGTTGCCGGGATTAGTAGGGAGTAATGGACAGCAATATATTAGCAAATCAGCAGACGGTAAATTATTTGCTTGTGCATATCGTGACTACTTGCAACAAGAATTTACCAATGATGAATTAAAGCAACTTCCTGATTGGATACGACGGCTTGAATTTGAGGAGGTAGAAGGCTAATGGATTGGGAAACAGAAATGCAGAGATTACAGGATGAACAGGCAAAGTTAATGAAAAAGTTTGAAAGAGTATTGCGTAACATTAACCGGCATGATGATGATTTCGCGAAAGAATTAAGACAAATAACGGAAAAATTAATTAGTAATAATGTCGAGATAAATGCGATGTACCGCTAATTATAGAGAGGGAAGAAAACCAACAGAAAAGAAAGCTGTAATATCAACGTTTATAAGGCGTTTTAATTAAAGCAAGTAGGAAGCCTGTAGAAAAACGGAGGAATAGTAAATGACTGAAATAAATCCGATTACAAAATTAAATGAATTTTCAAAATATGAAATCCCCAAAAGCCGTATGACTGTGGGGTTACAAAATAAATATAGATTTCCTAATGATTATGGTGCAAGCCTGATATACGCTCCGGGTAGTTATGGTTTGGAATTAGCTGTGTTAAATTTTAGTGCTAACCCAGAGGGCGATCTAGAATACAATACACCAATTACTAACGATGTACTTGGCTATTTGACCTGGGAACAAGCTGTGGAAGCCCTAATTAAAATTAAAGAACTACCAAGCAATAAAATGGAGGATTAACTAATGAAAAACGTTTATGTAATTAGGCTAGGAAATTTGTATTATAAGGGAAGAGAATTAAGTATAACAAACGATTATCGATACACAATGACTGATAATTTAAACGACGCAATTTTGAGTGAAAGTTTTGATGATGTGAAAAAGATTGCAGAAAAAATCGGTGGCAAAGTTTATAAAATCAATCTAGAAGAGGTGGAATAAGTCGGTGTTAAAAGAGGTAATTAAGATATTTGTCTTAGTTGATTTAGCAGTAATCAATTTTGGAATAGCACCGGTGGTAGTTGATACGTATTGTGGAGAGCCTTGGTTTTCATTGTTTATGGCGCTGTGGTGGTTCCCTACCGTAATAATAGTGGCTAAATTAATTGCGGAACAATGGTAAGGGAAAGCAAGCAAGGGAGCAAAATGAAAAATGCATATTGAAGAACATATATTAGACAAATAGTAATAAAAAAGAGCACCTCGCAGACGTGCCCTAGATCTAATAATCTCAACAACATTATTATAACAGGAGTGACGGGGCATGACATTATTACCAGAATTAGATGATGAAAAGACAATCAAAAACGTTAAACGTTTCTTCGAAAAAGAATTTCCAACCTTGCAAAACATGGCCCATATTTCATTTGTCGACATCAAGTCGCCGGTTATTAGTGGCATGCCGGTAGCTCACGGCATGGATAATGGATCGGAAACTAAAGCAACTCTGCATGTCTATGCTAAGAACGTGTTACACAAAGTAATAATGGCGTGTGGTGGCTTAGATTGTCGGCATCGCAAAATTTTAGAGCTACGCTGTTTTAAAGAGCTAACGTGGCTTGAAATATATGAAGTAACAGGCTACGGAAAAACTAGGGCGCAAGAGCTGCTAAATGAATCGTTTATACAGTTCGCGTGGGCGTTTGCAGACGTTGACGATTTGCGAGTGTTCAAAAGCGAACGCTTAGCGACCGATTAGCGGACACAGGGCGACCGCAAAATGCTGTATATTGGTAGTATCGAAAGATGTAGGGCAGATGGTTCGACAGACTTCCGTTTCAACAAATTCAATCAGGGAAGGCATGTTACGTTTGTTGCAAGGTTCGATTCCTTGCTGTCTTATTACCGGTGTGTTTGACGTCGCAGTTGGTAGCTACGGATAAGCAAACACAAAAGAAGTCTGGTGGAGATACATAAAGGCCAGCATAAGTCCTACTCGGAAACCATCGGGGACAACTACCAGGTGAGATGTGGCGGAATAGGTAGACGCTATAACACAATGACAGAGACTGTGAACCTATCGGAGCGGTGTTAAGATGATGGGATTTATTCCCTATGCCGACACAGTTATGTAAGGTGCAAATCCTTACCATCTCATTCTTATAACTAAGGTCACATGACGCTATCGTTGTGTGGCTTTTTATTTTGTCCTAAAGGAGGTGTGGTGATATGTAATGAAACTAACAGCTAAACAAAAGAAGTTTGCGGATAACTACATCAAGACTGGCAATGCTACTCAATCGGCAATTGATGCTGGTTATAGCAAGAAGACAGCGCCAACGATTGCAAGTGAAAACCTAATAAAACCTAACATTAAAGCGTACATCGATAAAAAGATGCGAGAGATTGAATCAGACCGCATTATGGGGGCACAGGAAGCTTTAGAGTTCCTCACTAATGTAGTTAGAGGCGAGGAGCTTGAAACGAAAGTGGTCACCACACAGTACGATGTAAGCACAGTGAAGGTGCCGGCTGATGTTAAAACCAAGATTAGCGCTGCTAAAGAGATTCTTAAACGTTATCCTGACAACGATAAGTTACTTGAACAGCAGATTAGGAAGCTTACCGCCGAAGCTGATATAAGTGAGTACAAAGCCAAAGTAATGACCGATGCTACAAACTTAGAAGATAAGACAGTGATTGTGAGTGATTTGCCAGATGAATAAGGTAATTAAACTTAGTGACTTAATACAACCGCACTTTTATAAGTTTTTTAATTCCAACAAGAATTATTTCATTCTTAAAGGCGGGCGTAATTCGTTTAAGTCCAGTACCATTAGTCTTAAGCTGGTTATGATGATGAAGCAACAGATTCAGCGCAATCACAAAGCCAACATAGTTTGTGTTCGTGAGAATGCTGTTAATTTACGTGATTCAGTGTTTAACCAGATTAAATGGGCAATTGATATGCTGGGCATGACTAGTGAGTTTAGATCTAGTGTTAGTCCTATGAAAATTGAACACATACGTACAGGTTCTACTTTTCGATTCTATGGTGCTGACAATCCAGAAAAGCTTAAGTCGAACACGATTAGCAATGTAATTGCACTTTGGTACGAAGAAATAAGCAACTTTAAGAGCGGTGAAGTATTTGACCAATCTAACAGTACTTTTGTACGTCAAAAAAGCCCGTTCGTAGATGCCGTTAAGATATTCTACTCGTTTAACCCCCCTAAAAGTAAATATAATTGGGTTAATCAATGGGCAGAAGAGATGGCAGGAGACCAGGACTATTTCATTGATACGTCTGATTACACTATGGATAGGCTAGGTATTATCCAGCCTGAACAACTGCGCATGATTGAGAAATACAAGCGGAATGACTATAACTATTATTCATGGCTGTACTTAGGTAAATCAATCGGTATCGGTAACAATGTGTACAACATGAAGTTGTTCCATAAATTGCAAGAGATACCAACCGATGATGAGATTAAATCATTAGCCGTTGGTTTGGATGCGGGGCACATTAATTCGGCTACGACAGCCGTTGTTATTGGCTTGACGTCTAAAGGCAAAGTGATCGTGTTAGACACTTATTACTATAGTCCGCACAACAAAGCAAATAAGAAGGCGCCTAGCGACTTAGTCCCCGAGATTAAGTCTTTTTTAGATTCCGTACAAAAACGGTATGGGAACAAGCGATACATCAAGTTAACGATTGATTCGGCAGAAGGTGCTATGCGAAACGAATTCGTAAAGGAGTTTAATTTGCGTTGGCATGGAGTGATTAAGAAAAAGGAAGCTGAAATGATTGACTTCGTGTCTAACTTATTGGCTCAAGGACGAGTTTATTATTTGGATAATGAAGACAATAAAATCTTTATTGACCAGCATGAACGTTATTCATGGGACGATAAGACTTTTGAACTGGACGAACCTAAAGTTATTAAAGAAGACGACCATACGTGTGACGCATTTAAGTACATCATTATGGACCTAGCTTCCAAACTAGGACTTAAGCAAGGCAATAAAGCCGCAGTATTGAGAAATGATTATATTTAAGGAGGTGGTCTTATCCAAGGAATTAATGAAAACATATTAGTAACTGATAACAATACGCTAGTATTTCCAGCAGACAAAGAGTTGACGGGACAAGATGTATTAGATTTTATCTTGCAACACATGATGATTGCAGAACACTATAAAAGTTTGCGAAAAGATTATATCGGTGATCATGACATCTTGCATAAAGATACCCACCGCGGTAATCGACCGGACAATAGATTGGTTGGTAATTTAGCACACTATATTGTTGAAACGTTTAACGGCTTTTTTATTGGCATCCCACCAAAGATTACGTTAGACGACGAAAGTGATAACAAACAATTAAAGCAATGGAACGACGCCAATTCATTTCAAGATAAATTATCCGAGATTAGTCGGCAGGTAGATATTTATGGCCGTTCGATTGCTTTTTTATATCAAGATGAGAATAGTGAGACACGAGTGCAGTACGCTAGTCCATTAACAGCGTTCATTATCTATGATGATACGGTCGAGATGAAGCCAATAGCGTTCGTTAATTATTACTACATTAATAATAAGTTGAATGGACAAGTAATCACTAATGAAGCTAAATATGATTTGTCTGATACGTTCAAAATGGAAGATGGAGAAATTAATCAATTCGGTACTGTTCCAGCAGTTGAGTTTTTTCAGAACGAAGATAGGCAAGGAATATTAGATAATGTGCAGACATTAGTTGACGCATTGGATAACACGTTAAGTCAAAAAGCTAACCAAGTGGAATATTTTGATAATGCTTATCTAGCAATGCTTGGCGTTCAACTTGAAGAGGACGAGGAAGGTAATCCTAAGCTTAATCTCGAAGGGCAACAAGTTATCTATTCGCCCGATGCCGATGCAACTAATGCCAGATTAGAATTTCTATCTAAGCCCGATGGCGATAACATGCAAGAAAATCTGATTAATCGAATTACTAATCTGATTTATCAAATCAGCATGGTATCTAATCTGAATGATGAGGCTTTTGCGGGAAATAGTTCGGGTGTGGCAATGCAGTACAAATTATTGCCAATGCGTAACTTAGCGATGAATAAGGAACGAAAGTTTACTCAATCATTAAGACAACTCTACAAGCTATTGTTTAGCGTTGGAACGGTATTGAGTGACAGCAAGCAAGATGCTTGGCAAGACTTATCATTTAAGTTCTCACAAAACATCCCAGCCAACCTTGCCGATGAAGCTGCCACTGCTAAGAATCTTGAAGGAATTACCAGCAAGGAAACGCAATTATCGGCGCTGTCAATTGTCGATGATCCAAAAGAAGAAATTAATCGCATGGAAAAAGAACAAGCTGATTCAATTAAGAACTCGCTTGAAGCTACAGGCAATTTGACCGACCAACAGAAAGCTGGTGTAAACGGTGGCGAAGAAGAATAGTGATGATTATTGGAAGCAGCGTGAAGCCAATGAACGCAAGTGGATTGAATCTAATATCAAAAACGATAAGGACTTCGATAAGCTCCTCCAAGAGCACTATGACACTCTGCTAGATAGCATTAACAAGGATATCAGCGAGCAGTACACACGTTACGCAAAACGAGAAGGGTACACGCTTGCCGAAGCTCGTAAAAAGGTGGCTCAAGAAGACGTCCAGGCGTTTTCTAGCCAAGCCAAAAAGCTGGTAGCAAAGGCGAGAGATATCTTCAAAAAGAAAGGCAAAGTAGAATATGCCGACTTTTCAGACGAAGTTAACACACGCTTGCGCCTATACAATGCCACGATGCGTATCAATCGGCTAGAAATGTTAAAAGCCCAGATAGGCTTAGAAATGATTGATAACAATATGGATATATACAGCTCAATGACTGACCGACTCAACAATGAGTATGTTGAAGAATTAAAACGACAGGCTGGTATCTTATCCGATTCAGCTGGAGCAGTTAAAGCGGCTGAAACGTCTAGCATTGTAATGGCGTCTACGGGCAATGCTAATTTTAGCGAACGATTATGGGCTAATAGCGACGTTTTTAAAGCTAAGCTTGACCAATTGCTAACCAAACAGATGGTGCAGGGATTGAATCCGAGGGTGATTGCACGAGATTTGAAGCCTTATCTTAAAGATGAGGTTAACAATGCTAGATATGTAACTGAACGTTTAGCACGTACAGAATCCGCTAGAGTTGCAGCAACCGCTCAATTAAAGAGTTTTACAAAGTATGGATATAAATATGTCAAGTGGATTGCAGAGCCGTCAGCTTGCAAGATATGCCTTGAGATAGCATCCCATAACGACGGCGTTTATTCGGTCGATGATGTTCCAGATTTACCTGTGCATCCCAATTGTAGATGCAGCATTTCGGCTTGGCATGACAAAACTAATAGCGATGACTAATTACGGTTACCGCTATTTTTATGCTCTTTTTCCTGTTTGCAGAGCTAAAAGAACAACTGAGTAGCCTCCCAAGGCTTTAAATGCGAGCAAAAGGAGAAATCGTTATGAAACTAGAAGAAAAATTACCAATGAACTTACAATTCTTCGCTGAACAATCAGACGATGGCGGCAATGCTACTAATGATAATCTTGATCCTAATGCAGACACCGATGCTAGCTCGGAAGATGCACAAGGACAACAAGAGGAAAACGAAGAAGAAAATGGCAAAAATGAGAATATCGATGGCGACAAAACCGTTGATAAGCTCAAGAAGCGTCTAGATTCTAAAACAGCTGAAAACCATGACTTGAAGCAGAAGTACGATGAACAATCTCAATTGCTTGATGATTTGAAGTCCGGACGCAAATCAATCAAGGAGCTTTTTTCTGATGACAAAAAGTCAAAGGAAGAAACTGAAAAAGATAATGAGATTGCTAAGTTAAAGGCTGAAATCGCCCGTACTAAAGCTATCAATGAAACTAATGCAGTCTTTAAAGACCAAGGCTTAGTAGTGAGTGATGACGTCCTTAACATGGTTGTAGGCAATGGTACTGATAATGACGCTATTTACGAAAACGTAAAGGCGTTGACAGGCTTGATTAATAACATTAAGGAAGATACTAGAAAAGAGTTTATGAAAGGATCGACACCACGAATCAGTGGCAAGAAATCAGCTAAGGTTTCGACAAAAGATTTTGATCAAATGACATTGGCTGAAAAGGTTCAACTCCTTGCAAACGATCCCGACAAGTTTAATAAATTAACAGGAGGAATTAAATAATGGCAGATACAGCCCCAACAAAAATTGCAGATTTAACAAACCCAGAGGTATTAGCACCGATTGTGTCCTATGAATTACAGAAGGCACTTCGTTTTTCACCATTAGCAAATGTAGATACTACTTTACAAGGTCAACCAGGGACAACATTGAAGTTTCCTAAGTTTACCTACATCGGCGATGCACAAGATATTGGTGAAGGCGAAGCTATTCCACTTGATAAATTAGGGACAGAAACGCAAGAAGCGACCATTAAGAAGGCTGCTAAAGGGACTTCTATTACTGATGAAGCAGTACTTTCAGGATATGGAGACCCGCTTGGTGAATCTACTCGTCAATTAGGCTTATCGCTTGCCAATAAGGTTGATGACGACGTATTGGAAGCTGCTAAGACAGCAACTCAAACAATCACGTTCGATCCAACAGTTGATGGCATTCAAGCCGCGCTTGATATCTTTGATGATGAAGATGACAAGGTAGTAGTGGCAATTATGAGCCCTAAGGATGCAGCTAAGGTTCGTAAAGATGCTATGACACAAAAGCTTGGTTCAGAAGTGGGCGCCAATCAATTAATCAACGGCACATATCTTGACGTATTGGGTGTTCAAATTGTGCGTTCTAAAAAGTTAAAAGAAGGCGAAGCAGTATTTATCAAGGTAGATCCAACTAAGCCAGCTCTCAAGTTAATCATGAAGCGTGGTGTGCAAGTTGAAACTGACCGAGACATTACTCGTAAGACAACCATCATGACAGCTGATGAACATTACACAGCTTACGTTTACTACGATAAAAACCTTATCTACTCGGCCCCAAAAGCGTAAACCCACCTGCTAGTGGGATTACCGCTAGTCAAAAAACGTTGTCCGAGAAGGTGGGGGACGCTAAAGATATTACCATCACTAGTGATCCAACAGATGCGAATGATGCTGACGCCGTAGTTAAGGCTACAACTGCCACATCAAGTGACGAAACCGTAGCAACTGTTTCTAAGAAGAGTAATGGAACATTTACCGTTACTGGCGTTAAGGCTGGAACAGCAACTATCACGTTCACTAGCGGCAAATTGACCACAACATTAGCGGTAACAATCACTGACGCCGCCTAGGAGGTTGTCAAATGGCTGAAACAGAAGATTTGAAGAATCTTAAAAAGCTACTGATGCTGAAGAAAGACGATGTTAGCAAAGATGAATTACTACAGTTAATCCTTGATAATACGTCGGCATCATTAAAAATTAAGCTCCATAGGAAAGCAAGCGAGACTGTCCCCGATGAACTCAACTACATCTTGTTAGAAGTGGCTGTACGGCGTTTCAATCGCCTTAAAAATGAAGGAATGGCTAACTATTCCCAAGAAGGTGAATCAATCACATTTAACAGTGATGATTTTGACGATTTCAAAGATGACATCGTCGATTGGTTAGCTGATCAAGAAGATAAGCCTACATCGTTAGGTAAGGTTAGTTTCATTTCGGGATACCAAGGGAAGTGATGGGATGCGATTCACAGATAAGGTTAAATTCTACAAATCAAACGACCATTACGATCCAAGTAATCCTAGCGGAGAGCCAGTTATGGTTGGTGAAGCAATTGCTAACGTCACACATCTAGGCGTTGACCGCTCGCAACAATTATTTGGCGACATCGACGTGGATAGGTTGGTTGTCCGTTTGGTAGAGCCGTTTAATGACGGCTGGGACGTACTGACTGTCAACGGCGGGGATACGTTCTACAAGCTTCAGACGGGTGTGCATCCGTTGAAAATCATGGGATACATTGTAGGAGAAACGCAGAATGAGTAACTATAATTTTTCAGTCAAAGGTCAAGACCTTTTAATTAGAAAATTGAAGCAAAAAGCTCAAAAAGGTGCAGTTAAAGCTATTGTTAAATCCCATACTGCGAATATGGAGAGCAAAGCACAAGAATTAGCTCCTGTTGATACTGGTAACTTAAAACGTGGTATTAGTTCTCAATTACTAAAAGGCGGTATGGCAGGAGCCATTATTTCTTCTGCGGAATATTCAGGATACCAAGAATTTGGCACTCGTTTTATGGCTGCTCAACCATACATGGGTCCAGCTTGGCGAAAGGAACGACCACTATTTTTAAGCGATTTGCATAATTTAGTAAGGTAGGTGGTTAATATCAGAAAATCACCAGCACAAGACGTCTACGATCGCTACTTCATGCTTTCCAGGAAAATGGGATACGACACATACGACTACTTACCTCCAGATAAGGTCAAGTATCCGTTCGTCGTAATGAGTAGCGTCGAAGACAACAAAAATAACACTAAAACAGAATTGACTGGTTCAATCGTGCTAACCATTGATTGTTGGGGCACACCGAAACAGCGTTTAACCATAAATGAAATGGTTGAGCGCTTTTTTTATGCCTCAATCGGACACATCAGCACAGAAAGTTACTCGTATTACGGGCGAGCTCAACAGCAATCAACCCGCATTTTGATTGACACCAGCGTACCTAATTCAACTTTATTGTGTGGAA